GTGCATAGCACTCTCGCTCTACTAGGCCGTTAACGACTCGGCGTTAGGTTACCCTAGCGTTGCTCGTTAGCTCCACTACGCTATGACGCGTAGGCCTGTCCTGGTAAATCCCAGGGTTGGTACTTCCCTTCTAACAGGTATGTATGTATGGCAAATCGAAAGAATTACGTGGCAAATGTGCCTAGGGCGTGGACCGTCTTAGCTGCCGATGGCAGTTCTACGGCTGGTTCATACCCAAATCACAGACATGCTCATCGTACTGCTTCCGATTATTCCCGCAAGAAACCGCGGGGCCGTTGGCTTCCGCCAACTGCATACGGGTTAGAAGAGGTTGTCGACGATGGTCCTCATGGGTCAGTATCACGCATACACAAATCGTTCGGAACCAGGTTAACAACTGGCGCCGTCCATTCGAGTAGTGCGCGTTCCTGCCTCACCGATCACTTTGCAAAGATCGGTATGAGTGACTCGTTTCCTACTGGTTTGTCCAACCAAGCTTTGCTTAAGGCTCGGTTAAAGATTAAGTCTTCTGACATTAATCTTGCCCAGGCGTTCGCAGAGCGTGCTCAGACTAGTAGGTATGTGGCGCAACAGATCGACCGCATGGCGGAGCTAATTTGGAAGTTCAGGAAGAGGAACTTCATATCCTGGAGGCGTTATTTCCAGGGTAAGAATCTCTCTTCACGACTTCTGAAGGACCTCCAAAGTGAATGGTTGGCTCTTCAATACGCCCTTAGGCCTTTAATGTCGGATATCCACGGGGCTGTGACGACCCTCGATAGGAAAAATCCGCGCGACCAATACATGGTCACAGTAAAGGCCGTCGCCAAGCAGAAGTACAGAGGGACGACGTATCACTCAGAAAGCGGGAGTAATGTAGTTACTGAACATCACTCAGCGCAGATTGAGCTTAACGCCGTCGCATTCGTTCGGATTGATTTGATTCCGGACAATGCAGCTCTGATTCTTGCCTCGCGATTCGGATTCACAAACCCCGTTTCACTGGGCTGGGAGTTAACCCGGCTGTCTTTCGTAGTTGATTGGGCTTGGCCACTTGGCGATTACTTCGACCAATTTGACGCAACCCTAGGCTACGAAGTGAAGGGCTTTAGTTCGAGCAAATTTCTAAGATGCTCTGCTAAGCTACGGGGCACGAACTGGTCAGATGCGGCCGGGTATAACTACGTCTGTAATTGGGACGCTAGTTATTACAAGGTCTATCTGGACAGAACGGTGAGCACATCGGTACCATTCGCCACGCTTCCAAGCGTGAAGAACCCGATGAGTGGATCCCACGTCATGACCGCCTTGGCTTTGCTACGCCAAGCGTGTTCATTTTAACCGATGTACCGATAGACAATTCCGTCTATCGGAGACACCAGAGCCGTTGGGTTACCGACTGCTCCTAGTGAATCGAAGGAAGGCAAAATGCCTGCTGTTGCTGCGCTCACCATCGCTGATGGTGCAACCACTCCTGTCAATCGCACGTTCGCGTTTGCTGGCTTTGTCGGGAACGTCGCTAAGTGGTTCGAAAAGACTGCTGGTGTGGCCATTGGCTACATCAAGCTGACTGACGAATACCGCGAAGCAAAGTCCTCGACTGGCGCAAACTCCCGGATCTTCGGCTATGAATTGCCGACTCTGGGAACTGTGAACGGTGTGACGGCTCGAGTCCGTGTCAGTTCTGCCCAAGTTCGTTTGAACTTTGCCCAGGACGCGACGGACCAGGAGAAGAAGGATCTGGTGGCGTATGTCATCAACCACCTGTCCAACGCGACTGTTCGCCCGGCCATTTGGGGCCAGGAGCCCTTCTACTGATAAGGTAGAGGGTGACTGGTCACTATGACTAGGACAAACAGTAGGAATCAAAATGCAACTGATTCCTTTTCGCAAAAGCTCCTGGATCTCCCTATGGGAGTCTTGGCTATCGGAGGTTCTCTGTGGCTAATTTCCGTCCTCGCCCTCTTAGGAGGGCTCACGTTGCTTGTGCTCCGCCCATCGCTCGTGTTCACGAGCGAATCTTCCGAGCTCTTGGCGTCCAAATCACCGGACAACCAGGAGTCCCCGGAGGGAGTTGTTTGTTCGTTCCCAACATCGGAGAATTAGAAAATGGCAACGCAGTTCGACAACATCACTCAGATCCAGTCGTATCTCTCGACCGTCAGCGATCCCAAGAAGGAAGTCAAGCGCCAGTTGAAACTGGTGCAAGACCGAATTCAGGAATCTCTGAAGGAGGAGAGCCGGTGGTACCTGGCGATGGCGTCGCTGCTTTCGCCATCCGCTATTTCGCCGAAGAATGGCTCAGTAAGGCAGCTTATCGAACACCTGACGTTCATTCCCGAGGAGCAAGTTGTCAACTTCCTGCGTCATCTTCCGTCAGCATCGCTGATGGAGAAGATTCTGGTGTTGTACAACCTGGCCGTCGAGAAAGAGAACGAGACAGGCTCGAGGAGCGGTCAAGACTGACCTGGGAACGTTTCAACAGGGCAGAACAGATCTGCTTCGAAGTTAACCAACGATCTGAAGAGCTGTGGAGATCTTCTCCATACGAGCCAGCAATTCGGCTGGCTCGTAAAATCGCTTCTAGGATCTTGGGTCCCTTCGATTGGGATCAAGCAGCAAGGCATTTCGCGTGGGGCCCTGGGGCCACCACACGACTGACCCGCCGCGAGGCGGACGCTGCGCACAAATACAGAGGTAATCCTCACGCAACGATCGGTAACGCGGTACTGGCGAACACCGTTATTCGGTGGTCTCCGGCTTGGGCTCAAGGTTTATCTGAGCTGCCGCCGGACGAAGGCCTCGGCTACGTGAAAATCGTAGACGGTAACCGCGTCGTCACTGTCCCGAAGACTTACAAAGTGGATCGGACCATCGCTATCGAACCGGACATGAACATTTATGTCCAGAAAGGTATCGGTGGAGTCATCCGCAATCGTCTTCGTCACATCGGAATTAATCTCGATGATCAAACGAAGAACCAGAGGCTGGCCAGGATTGGCAGCTTATCTGGGCGATTGGCGACGATCGACCTTAGTATGGCTAGTGATTGTATTAGCCGAGCTATTGTCGAGAAGTTGATCCGCTCTGATTGGCTCACTGCACTAGGGCAGTGTAGGAGTCCTTTCGGAAGTCTTCCTTCTGGTGAGAAAATATTTTACCAGAAGTACTCTTCCATGGGTAACGGCTACACGTTTGAGCTTGAGACTACGATATTTGTATCTCTTGCTTTTGCGTGGGCCATCCTCCATGGGGAGGACGTGAGTCGTATAACCGTATATGGGGACGATATTATTGTCCCCAGTACGATGGCGGAAGGGTTCTGTGGCCTCTTGACTTGGTGTGGGTTTACACCCAATGCTAAGAAAAGCTATTGGACTGGTCCGTTCCGAGAAAGTTGTGGTAAACACTACTTTCAAGGGTACGACATCACTCCGTTTTACGTCAAACAGTACGACCGAGGGTTGCTCTCACTCTTTAAGATCCATAACCAGTTATGGCGGTATGTTGACCGCTGTGACTGGCTTGGAGTCGAAAGGAGGAAGGCACTCTTGGACGTATGTCGGTGGTTGCGATCTTATGCACCTGCCGAATGGCGTAAGCCTTTGATAGTTGATGGGTTTGGCGATGGCTGCTTCGTCGGATATTTTGACGAAGTTTGTCCACGCCGTGACTCTAAACGCGGTTGGGACGGTTACTGGTTTAAGACCGTAACTGAACTACCGGTCCTTGATGATGACGTAAGTCACCACGGACTACTCGTCAAAGCACTAAGTCGTATAGAGGGCAAGAGAAATCCTGCGCTATACGATCATAGCAATTACGAGTACGGCTTGTCGCTCCTTACGGACGATGAGGCTGTCGAAGTGCTACCTGTTAAGGGTAGACGGTATGTTATCTCCGAGATATTTGTACCATCCTCGGAGGTACATAGACAGTGC